TTCCCCGCTACATATCGCGGCTTCTTCCTGGAAATACCATCCACCCGCACAGGGTCCAATTTCTTGACTTTATCGCCCTTTGCATATCTAACCTTTGCTCCGCCATTGGTCACTAACACGGCCTTTTTTGTAAGCACATCTATCCCGGCAGCGAAAAGATATTTCTCCGCTATTCCATAGGCCGTGCAACCTTCCTTGATGAGCTTTTTATCTTCTTCGCTCAGCGGCTTCTTAGCTGCAGGTCCTGTTTCAAGTACAGAGACCAGGGTTTTTTCCCGCTCGGCCATTTTCTTTTCTTTTTCCTCAAAAAATTTCTGAAGATCATCCAGATACTTCTCCTTTGCCTTGAGTTCCTCTTCCTTTTTAATCAGCTCCTGGCCCTTCTTTTCCTCTTCTGCTCCCATGATTTCCTCCCTTTTTTATTCGCCACGAAGTCACAAAGCCACTAAGAATATAAAATTTAAAAATTAAACCGTTCGACTTTGCTCACGGCCATGAGCCCGTCGAAAGGCTTTGTGTCTTGGTGTCTTTGTGGCAATTTATTAGCCTGTAGCAGCCATCTCATTTGAGACTTCCTCCCATCTGGGATGATACGGTATGCTGCTGCAGCCACAATTAATTGTATTCCGGGCGGACCCCCCCGGATCCCGCGGATACATAAGTTCTTCTCCGCCTACATTAAAGGGCTTATCCACGTCCCGGATCTGGCCGTCCGCCGCCATATGATCCAGTCTCGGCATCTTTGGTGAATGCCCGTAAAACCATTGCTTTTGTAATCCCGGGACCACCTGTGCCGCCTTTTCTTTTCGTGCCTGACCTGCCGCCTCCAGCACCCTTCCGGCCTCTGTCCGGGTGATAGTCTCCGCCCTAACTGCAATGGATCTAAAAATCGATTTATCTTTTAACTTCCGTCCTATCGCGCCCATTACATCATAGGGCGATTTCTGTCCCATAATGCCCAGGGTAAGCTCCTGATTGATCTTTTTGATCACATCCTTGCTCAATCCCCCTACCAGATCCGCCCCATAATCTTGCAAGATAGAAAGCGCCGTCATATCTATCTCCGGTATGGCCTGATAAACGCCAATCTCCCGCAGCGGAATATCCACCCTGTCGATTCCTGCCTCCCAGAAAGAGCGCTGCGCCTCTCTGAGTTCCACTTCGTATGTTCGGCCAAATTCTTGCATGGTCCGCTCTATTGCTGCCTTCATCTCAGGCAGATGATAGGCCTGCCATTCCGTGGATGCCACGGTAGCGGCTACCTCTTTGCGCGCAGTATTCAATTGCCTGATCACCCGCTTCACCGCCTGGTCCTCAAGACGATCCGCCTGCTTAATAAGCTGCTTCACCTTCCTTTGAAATATTTGCTCCTTGCTCGCCATCTTTTCGTTGCTAATTGCTAATTGCTAATTTTTCATTGATTATTTTAAGTAGTCTTCCAGTCCCTCGGTATCCTTCTTTTTCTTTGCCTTTTCCAGCTCAGCCTTCGCATCTATCTCGTATCCTAATTGGCTTGTTACAAAAGCAAACAGGTGTACTGCAGTATCGTGTGCCATCCATCCGTTATCCTCCGCCACTATCATAGCCGTTGCTAATTGCGGCATTCCGGTCATGAGGCTGGTTAGATCGTTTTTAGATATCTCCGGCATATTAATGTTGAATCCTGCCTCGGCCCGCTTCTCTGAAAGCCGCTTATGAATCACGGCCTGATCGATTACAAATTGGATTACCTGTGTATATATGGCCTTTATGTGGAGCTGGCGTTCGTCCAGATCCTTGATCGGGACCTGGCCGAATTGTTCGGCCTCTGTTTGATATGCCTTGCCGCCGCCGCCAAACCAGGAATCGGGCCGGCCTGCGGCGCCCATAATAAAACCCTTGATTGCATCGAATCCTGTCTTCATATCAACGGCATTAAGCTGCGGCGCCACTGCATTCCATTTCACCCGTTCATTATGCGCCCGTATCGAGCCCGCCTGTGGCGGTGGATTGTCCCGGCTCCATTCTCGGATTTCTTCTTCATTCATTCCCTCTAACAAGACATCCCAGATAAAATTCAATAAAAACTCGGCACGCTCCAGGTAATTAAACCCATAACGCTCAAGGCCATCGATCCAGTCATACAGGGTCAAAAAATCAGACCGCCCTCTCGGGCTATTAGGTGGATGATTGATCGAGAAAAAGAAGGTCTCGCCTGTAAATTTGCCGAATACAGATGAATTCGCATCGCCCCAATCCTGGCGGATAATCTCCATTTTTCTACCCGGCCGTCCTGCCCGGCCTAAAAGTTCCACCTGCCATGCCTCTTCGATATTATCCGGATTAAGATAAATCTCCTTGATGTGAGATGGGTCAACATACAAAAGCCGCACATGGCCATTCTGGGGGTTCACCTCCACAGGCCAGCATTGTTCCCCTAATAATCCCAGCCACATAATCCGGTCAGGAAATTTGAGGGCCATATTATTCGCCGGGTCGTCCTGAAAGGTATCGATAATTTCCTGGACAGTTTCATCCTCCGAGCTCACTGTGATGGGTTCGGCAAATAAAAAGCCCTTATCCATCTTTGCCATACGTTTTGTCATGGCAGAACTATCCCACATGAAATAGGCTACCTCGAACATACGGTCCTGACTGATGCCCGCCAGATCCCGGCGCTGCTGACCATCGCCGGTCAACTTGCGATAACCCTCATTATTCGGGTCATAATTCGCCGTGATCGGCAACGCCATGCGGGCCTTTTTTATGCCCTCCGTCACCTGCTGTTCAATAATATCCCTGGCAAAATATTTGATGATCCGTTCTTTGATTCCCATCTCAACTCCTTGCCACTAAGGCCCGAAGGCACAAAGTATAATAATATTTTTTTCTTAGTGCCTTAGTGTCTTGGTGGCGAATCTTGGTGGCTATCTTTTCTTTTAGGCTGCCCTCCTAAGTCTATCTCGAAATCTGCCGAAAATCCCGTGGCCGCCGGACGCCCGATGCAATATATCGTGATCGCCTCCACTCATGAATTTCTGCCGCTCCGGGTCACGGCTCAGGCTGATGGCCATGCCTGCTCCCTGTACCTGGGCCACCGCCCCTTCCAGAGAATCGGGGCCGTCATCGTGCACATTGGGATCATCGATATAGATAATCTGCTCTACCAGGATATCCTGATCCGACTGCCCCTTGACGAACCGGAGCTTTCCGAACTCGATCAGCGGCTGGAGCCGGTTCACTACCCGGGCGATCTTTTCGGTGGTATGATGCTCCTTAATAAGCCGCACATATCTCCCGGCCTTTTCCGCATGGGCCTTGTACGAATCGATCAGGAAATCCTCGAACATATTGGTCTCAACGCCCATGCCACACCCGAACTCCTCGTCGATCTGCCAGACCATCTCCCACATGGCGTTGATCGTAGCGTGCCGGATCCAGGCATGGACCACGTCCATTAGTCTGGTTTCTTTATCCTTGCCGACAACAACGATCGCCTTGAAATCGTTTCGCTCATTGCTCTTGCCGGACGGGTCCAGAAAGGCCGCAATCTGCCATTCCTTTCTGACCAGGAGCTCTACCTTGGCCACATAAAGAAGCCAGGATTCCTTGATGGAGCTGTCCTCTGCCCCCACCATATTGCGCATCTCTTTGTTAAATCGTACCGTACCCATCTTGCGCCTGCGTTTCTCCAGGCGCTCCGCTGTCCAGCGGGCAGGCCAAAGCGGCCGCTGTTCGGGCTTTTCATAGTCGATCCAGCAATCATATACCTTTGCATAAGGATAAAGCTTTTCGCCTGTTTCCTCGTCTATCATATTGATGAACTGGGAGAGTATGCTGCGCGGCGCAAAAAGGTTTCCCACCATAAGCATGGAATAATTTTCTTCAAGCGAACCGAACACTGTCTGGAGAAGCCAGTCCAGGCCGTCTTTTACGAGCTTGGGATTCTTCACATTCTGATCATTCTCAAAGTCATCTATAATCGCCCGGTCCGGCCGGTACTGCCTGTGCTTTATGCCGCGGACTTTTTCCCCATGTCCCCGTGCCAGCACGCGCACGTTGTTACTCGTTACAAAATCACTCTGCTGCCATGTAGCGCTGCGCCTGCCATACGGGCTTTTCAGCTCGCCGAAGTCATGTTTGATGCGCGGGTTCTCCTCCAGCTCCGCGCGGATCGGCAATGTGAACCCCGTTGCCTGATCATTGGTATCGGATATTAATAAAATAAAATGTCTGATCTCATGGCAGATATCATGGAGCGGCACCCCAAAGGAAAAAAAGGTGCTCTTGGCGTGCTCCCGAGGGGCCGCCACCGGCACGATCTCATCCCGTACATCGGCAAGCTCCGACCATTCCTCGTGGAAGTCCTCGAACTCGGCATAGAAGTAATGCGGGAGATATGTCTTCATAAAAAAAAGCTTATCCCGCTTTGCACGATCGATCCGCTCTTTCTGCTTCTCCGGGGTGTCTCCCTCGAAGGGCGAGACATTCTCCTGGATCCAGTCGGCCAGGTCCTCGGCCCACTGATCGAATCGGTATTCGGTTATCTTTGGTCGTTTTTTCATAATTCGCTTCGCGATTTATTAGCAATTTAGCTCATAGCTCATAGCTCTAAGTTGTCCCGATCTATCGGGACTATCAGCTGAGCTGCTACGAGCTATGCTCGTCCTTCCACCGCCGCACGATCAGCCCGAAATGTTTCCCAAACAATTTTAATGCCTGCGGATCCACCTCTTGCAATATCTTCACGGCAAACTCCATATCTTCGAGAAACATCCGCGGCCGGTCGATATCCGGCTCCTTTTGATCCTGTGTATCCTCTTTCCTGGTAGCCGAGCGCAGGCGTGCGAGCGCATAAATCTTTTGCGGATCCAGGCTATCCAGGGCTTCTTTCGTGGCTTTTTGCAATAGGCGAATGCTATCGTGCCGTATTTCGATACTGGCGGCCTGCATCTCCTTTTTGAGCTGGTACCATCCTCGATCCGATGACCATTGCTTTAGCGTCTGGATGGAGATATCCAGCTTCTCTGAAATCTTTTCCTGAGTTAGACCGTCATATACATACAGCTCCTCTGCAAGTATCTTGGTATCATCGGGATAGGACATATCAATTTCCAATCAACAATTAGCAATTCTCAATTCAAAATTTTAATATGATAATTTTAATATGATAATTATACATTGTGCCCATCAATCTCGACCTAATATCTTATTGGCAGCCCTGATATCCGCCAGAATTTCCTTATATTCCACCCAGTCCGCGTACAGTTCCGTCATCTCTGAAAAGGCAACATCGATTTCTAATTCTTCATATTTTTCTAAGGGGTCCAGATATACTAGTATGGATTCAAGGAGCCCTTTTATTTTTAGTTTAAGCGTTCTGGCCTCATCTTGCCTGACCGCCAGTCTCCCTTGATGCATCTGTCGTACCTTATCCATCAGCCGACTCCTTTTATGACCTTCTTTTTGCTGATCCGAACCATCGGGCAAAACTCATTTTGCCTAATTTCCTCGCTCAATGTCGTGATTGTCTGAGTATTAAGTATCACCACATCTTTTAGATCCGATGCTATGCTTCGATAGTCCTTGACCAGACTTACATTGCTTTCATACATGCGGCGCTGCTCTGCCATATCCGCCTTGTATTTATCCAGTATCCTCGTAAACCTTTTAGAGTCCATCCACCAGAGCACTATCACCAGGCCAATTAGGCCAAAGTTTTTAAAGATCTCTAAATAACCGACAAGACTGATTGTTTCCATTATGACTTCCCGGTGATGAGATTTACGAGCTTATTCGATGCGCCTCGTTTCTCTGCCGATCTGCCGATCACCCAGACCCCGCACACGCCGGACCATGCCCACCAGAATTCTTGAGGCAATGATAATTCCGGTCCCGATGTATCGGGACTGAAAAAGGCAATCATGGGCAATGCCACGTGCACCAGGAAAATAAAGAAAAGCCCGGCATATACCAGGGTTGGCCTGGCGCGCTTGGTATAATTATCGGCCTGCTGCATCTCTGCAACCATGATGGACTTTTGCGCATCAACAAGCGCGCTCTCACGTTTATCGAGGACTTCCTGAAGCTTTACCTGAGCCTGTGCCTTTTCTGCATCTGTCATCGACGGTGGAAAAAATCGATTAACCAGCCCTTTGGCAAAATCAGCTACAGATCCTAATCCTGAAATATCAAATCCCATGTGCTTTATCCCCCTCTATTAATTCCTGTGTTTCCTCCTCTTGCCCCTGGGATTGATTCATTTGCCTTTCAAATTCATCAGCCCCGATCCATGTTTCCTTTTCCTTGTCGGGGTTCAAATGGCCCTTTTTCATCTTAACAGGCATGGGACCAATCGGGGTGCCAATGGAAAAAACTACATCATGTGGCGGACAGTTTTTCATGCAGGTAATGCACCCCCCCGCAATAATCAGGACTGCACATACTATTGCCAGGAATAAGGTTTTCATGATTACGCCTCCTAAAAATTTGCCATCCAAAAAGAAAAAATCAAAATACACGCGCTGATGATCGTGATGATGAGGATCAATATCAGGGATTGCTTCATGAGAGGCCTCGTGATGTTTCAAAATATTTCTTTATCCCCTGCCCGA